GCTGCGGCTGCAGCACCTGCTCCTGCACCAGCGCCCGCACCTGCACCAGCTCCGGCACCTGCCGCTGCTCCAGTAGCAGAAGCACCAGCGCCAGCAGTTGCCGCTGCACCACCGTCAGCTCCGTTCTAATAAATACTCCAAGTACGTCTGGTTTATCATCTATTCCTGGTACAGTGAATAGATGATATTCCAAATCTACTTAGAAAGGTAGTGGGTATGAAGGTTTTAATTACGGGTTTTACTGCACTCCAAATTAACACGGAGAAGCGTACGATCCAAAAGATTGACGTGCCTGCTTCTATCGTGAAAGCACTACGCGAAGCTGGCCATGAAGTTGACTGGCGCAAGGTTACACCTGGCGAGGATTTATCATCTTACGATGTTGCGTGGGTAAACCTTGCACCGTTAAACTCACTCAACGGGCGCCAAGGCGCGATGGGTGCACTGTATGTTTTATCGTCAGGTTTGCCTTGCGTAGGATTCTTTGATGATTGGCAAACAAACACGGTATTTAACGGAGCACGCGCTTTAATTCGCAAACCTGAGATGTTGTACAAGCATCTGCTTGTAGGAACTGAGCATCGCGGTGAAGAGGGCGCAACTTACTTTAGTCGTGCAGATATTGACGCAGCTCTTGAACGTGTCAGAGAGTTAAACCCGGCGGCCGCTAAGAAGTGCTACGTTGAACGTTACTACATGATGGATACAGACGAGAACGTTCAGCCTTATGAAAAACGTTTAGTAGAGGCAGCACGTGATCTCATAGCAGATCGTTGGACTGCAGGTATGGTTCCAGTTTGTCCTATGTATTCTTTCGGTGATAGATCTATCGTGCGCAAGCGCATGCCTGTTGAGCTAGGACCTATTGAAGCTCTTGACCCAACATCAACTGTAATTCCAACACTTCAACCAGTAACTGCGCTTCCGCCAGAGCACAAGAAAAAGGCTTGGGTTCTTGGAGCTCTTATGCCACATGACACCTGGCTTGAAAGAAAAAATCCTGATTGGCATGTAGAAATTGTAGGCAGTCGTAAACTTATTAAGAAGCTTGGCGGCCAACGTTTTGATACCGAACAGGATGTACTTGAATTTTACAACAAGCACTGGGGAATTCTTTCTCCACCGTATCCACACGCTGGTTCTGGTTGGTGGCGCTCACGTTTCCTCTACGCAGCGCATGTCGGCTCTATTCTTGTAACCGATAAGGGTGAGGGCGATCCATTAGGTGATGCGTATAAGTTAAAGATTCCTGATGTTGAAAAGATGACAGACACGCAGTTGCATGAAGCAGCAATGGCGCAACGCGCCGCTCTTGCTCCATATTTACCAGAATACTCCGCATTTGTTGAACACTGTGACCGTATCATTAAGCGTGCAGTTGCAGAGGATAAAGGCATAGCAAGAAAGGCAGACGGTACTCTCGTATGAGTAAAATTCTTATTACAGGTATGACTGCATCTCATGCGTCAGAGAAGGCTAACCTGCGCTCGTTATCTTTTGCCGGAGTAATGAGACGTGTTCTTGAACAACAAGGTCACGAGGTTATTCAGGAAAACCCAGAGGTATCCTGGAACACAAAGGATCTTGAACAATACGACGCGGTACTTGTCGGCATCAGCCCTATTACAAGTTTAAGTGCAAATCATGTCTATGGTGCGTTAAGTGTTATGGACGTGCTGCTTGATTCACCTAAGCTGCATCTATTTATTGACGCGCCAGAGCCTGCAAAGATTACTGCAAGTCTACGCGCTATGGTTAAGACGCCTGACAACCTCACCAAGCCTTTTTACTCGTACCGCAGGGGATTTAGCCACGCGTCGCAACCGAACATGCTTAATAACCTTATAGAGGTAATAGAGGACCTTCTCACAAAGCCTTGGCCTGTAACGTTGTATCCGTCATTGCCATGGACAAACGAGGAAGAGCACGTTGCAAATCTTTTACCTGAAGGAGCGCGCGATTCTCTTAAGGCAATTAACCTAGATTCATTTCTAATCTCAACACAGGACATGATTGAGACAGAGCGTCGTGATAAGTGGGCGGTGGAAAATTACTCTACGCGATGGGTTAAAACAACTACGGCTACATTGTCAAATCCTACTGTCCCTATGAAGTGGAACAAGTCATGGAGCGACGCGCAGGTTGATATACAAATTGCAGCTAGCATAGGCGCTCTTATTCCACCGTATTCTTCAAGCACGTGGTGGAGTTATAGATACGCTCAATGCATGAACGCATTAACTGCAATCGCTACAGACTGGAAAGAAAGTAGTATTCTTGGGTCTTCCTGGACGCATCTTGCCTCAAGTATTGAAAGCATGTCACAGGAGGAGCGTACTACGCTTGCACTAGAACAACGTAAGACGTATCTAGCGAGCATTCCTACACGAAGAGAAGCAACCATAAACCTGACACAGGCGTTAGGTTTATTTACGAGAAAAGAGCAAACTAATGTCTATCTTGTTCAATAACTGGTTAAGACGTACACGTGATCTACAAAAAGACGTGTACTTTATTAACTATGAAGAAATGGAAGGCGATAAGCCTCAAAATATTCGTCGTCTAGTTGAGTATATGCGTTGGAACATGCTCGCCATCGATGACGAACTTGCAGAGATGCGTCAGGCAATATCGTGGAAGCCTTGGCAACATGATGCTCCATACGCAGACCGTGAAGAGATCGTCAAGGAGGCTGTTGACGTCTTGCACTTTGTCGCAAATATCATCGTTGCGGCGGGCGGAACTGACGAGATGCTCGATAAGTTCTATCTTGAAAAGATGGAACGCAACAAGGAACGCCAGCTTAATGGGTACAAGGTTAAGGACGTAGGAGTAAAGTGTACTCTATGTCAGCGCGCAATTGATGACGTCGGCCGTGGGGCAAGCCCGGATATGTGTGCTAAATGTTTGCCTAAGGAGGTAGATTACAGTGCCTGAGATTAACGAAGAGTGGATTAAAGAACAAATGCAGGAGGCAAAGGTTAAGGTAGGAGTTGGAAACGCACTACTAAAACTTCTTGCCGCGTGGGAACCTTTGAAGTTATCTAATCCTCAGCAAAAAGAGGTATTAGCGCTATTTAACCAACTTGCACTTGGCTACGCTATAACACCAGAGGTTGCTAATGAGGTATGGGTTGACGCACAACCAGGAGCGATTACTGTTGGAGATCAGGTACGCGTAAAACTTGACGCATATCAAGGATCTACCGGTGCGATGCATAACGGACGCAGAGGTAAGGTTGTTGGAATTCGCTATGGCGACATTATCTTTAAGTCTAATGACGACAAGCAGCCTGTACTTGATGGCTCACACTACGCGCCTTACCAACTTCAGAAGAAAGTTCAATAATGAGATCTACAGTTGAGTTCTACATTACAGGATCTACCTTAACTGAGATTATGGAAGGTGCTAAGAAGCGTTGGCAGGATTTTTGCGGTGATATAAACGCAACGTTACCAACTGACTCAGAGTTGCAGATCAAGGATAAGCTTGACAACGGCAACATACTTACAGGGATCATCACTATTCGCACGAAGGTAGAAGATAAATGACAGAGAATGATGCAGTAGTTCAACATCGCGTTGAAGCGTTACGCGAGGCAGCAAAGATTATTGCAGGTGATAGGGACGCGCAATACGGAGGTCCTGAGGAAAACTTTGCACGTATATCGAAGGTATGGTCAATGATCCTTGGGGTTGAAATATCCAACGAGGACGTTGCAATGATGATGGTTGGCCTTAAGGTTGCACGTTACGCCAACAAGTCAGGCTTCCACGCGGATACCTGGATTGACATCGCGGGTTATGCTGGTTGCGGGTATGAGGTAGGTATGTTGGAGCTAAAAAAGAACACCAATCTTTCTGCGTAAATACACGCGGTAAGTAAGATGTCGGTATAAGGTTTCACCCTAGGAACTACGAAGGGCTAAGCCTTGTCACAACATACCTTTATCGACTGTAATGGTCTTGCCGCGTTCATGAGTCTTGGCTTTGTGCAAAATGACATGAAGATGATTCAACGCACTGGAACGTTAAACTTTGGAAATGCTGTCGCTGAAAATAACCGTCATCTTCTTGGAGATGACTGGACAGCAGAGTTTTCTGATGATCCAAACGAGTGGCGCGTACAAAAAGCAGACGTAGTTATGGGCTGTCCTCCCTGCTCTGGTTGGTCTGTATGGTCTGGCCCTGCAAATCGTGGTCCTGATTCGGCAGCGCACGAACACACTAAGGCATTTGTACGCTATGCTGCACGAGTGAAGCCACGCGTAGTTGTTTATGAAAGTGTGCAGCAGGCGTACACACAGGGGCGTGAAGTCATGCTTAAGTACCGCACTATGCTAGAGGATCTTTCAAATAAGAAGTATGATCTGTATCACGTTAAGGAAAACAACCTACAGGTTGGCGGATTTTCATATCGCCCGCGCTACTTCTGGGTAGCCATTGAAGAAGGTCTTAAGTTTTCAACTCCAATTACCGAGCCTAAAGAACTTCCACGCATCATGGACATCATCGGTGATCTTGCAGAGATGCCGCAAACTTGGAACAAGCAAAAGTATACCGCGCCAGTTCCTTCCAAGTGGGTTAAGCATCTACGCTCAAAAGACGGAATGGTTGACGGTCACATCGGTAAGACAAATATTCATGCACAGCGTATTGAAGAGATCTTTAGCATCATCGGAAACGATGGCTGGGAAGGAAATGGCGACACTGGGCAAGCGCTAAAGAAAGCGGTAGACTTAAACGAAGGTAAGTTTCCGCAAAAATGGATTGACATTTCTCCTCGCGTTATTCGTAAGAACTTTAAGCTAGGGTTTTCACAGCCGTATCGTTGGAAAGAAGATCACTGGTGTAACGTATTGACTGGCTCCGCGCTAGATCACGTTGTTCACCCAACACAACCAAGACTTATTACACATCGGGAATCTGCTCGTATGCAGGGACTTCCTGATGACTGGAACATCGAGGCTGCACGCGACTACTCACATCTTGCGGCTGTATGGGGAAAGGCTGTACCAGTGCAGGCTGCCAACTGGCTTGGGAACGCGGTTAAGGCTTCACTAGACGGTAACCCGCAAGGACCAGACGCAGAGCTTATCGGAGATCGTGAATATCTTATCGATGCAGACAAAGGATTCTCTAGACACTACGCTAAGAAAAAGTGGTACAGTAGCCCTATGGAGACTGCTAGTTAATGAGGAATCTGCGCACGTATGATAGTGACCCCGTGCCAGTCTGCGAGCGCTGTTGGATTGAAGAAAACAGTCTGTGGGAAGCTGACAGCGTTGATATCAACGGCAACATCATTACCCGTCTTATTAACGTCACCATACCCATCGAGTTATC